CAGTGACAACACCAAAACCACCTTCACGAGGCGGGTTTTCAAGGTCGGGGCGGTAAGCGATTAGCAGTGTGAGTGTTCTTAAGAACTGCTGATAGCTTAACGCCCTTTCCTCTCTAGGCTCAAGAAGAAGCCTGAACGTAGATGACGCTCTTGGGATAGTACAGAGCCACACCACCCACGCGAGCGTGAGCAGGGACAATGAACTCCAGACCACGCTGTTGAGCGGGGAACAGCTCAAGGGGCTGGGGAATGTGCAGTTGCACCTTCTCGGGATCGCGCTTGTACACCACCATGCGGCTAGTGTTCAGACGACCAGCGTTGTTACCCTTGGTCAGTTGGTTGATGGGCTCAACGTTACGGATGTAGGGGTTGGTACGCAGGAAGTATTCGAGCACAGTCACGTCCGAAGAATCGGAGTTGCGAGTGGTCGAAATCTTGTTGTAGTCGTCGTAACCAAGCAGAATGGTGTCGGGCTGCTCCTTCATCTTGGAAGCGCTGATGATGGCAGTAACGCCATAGTTCAGCAGTTCAAGCATTTCCTGGGCAGTGATGCCAGCGGTGGAGAACCACTTATCAGCAGCAACAATGTCCACGGTGGAGTTGTTGAAGAAACCAGACAGGCCAACGGTGCTCTCGCCAAAGAGGGCAACGCTTTCCACCTTCTCTTCATAAGCGCGACGCACTGCAGTAGCACGGCGTTGCTCAAGGGCAATGTTTGCCATTTGAGCAGCACGCAGTTCCTGGACGGTATAGCCGAAGGAACCACCGAAGGAGCGGATGTTGATGCTCTTCTCCACTTGGCTGATGTCAGCGCGAGGCAGGTCAGAAGCAGCGTCAGCCAGAAGGCGGAATTCACCAGTCGAATCCATGATCCGATAGGTGAAGGTTTGAGCGCCAGGACCAGCTTCGCTAGTCACAGGCAGAATGGTGGGATACTTGATGTCAGCGTACTGAGTCTCAAAAATCTGGGGACGGATGAACTCAAGCTGACGCTCAAGAAACAGGCCCGCCGTATCCATGCGAAAATCGGTCATGAGGGTGCTCCTATCAAGAATCGGCGGAGAGAGTGAAGCTCGGGCCGTTCAGCTCAAGAACTGCCAAACCGCTACTGGTGGTAGAAGTGAGGTAGCGAGCATTAGAAAGACGCACGGTCCTGCCCGAAGCAAAAGCATGGCTGAATTGACCAGCTTTACCAGTGCCGCTAGCTGCGTACAGCACGCGAACAATGGAAGCGGGGGTAACAGCACCAGTCACGTAGACGACAACAGCACCTTCGTTGGCAACATTCACCACTTGCTGCGTCTTCACACCAGGACGCCCATCGGCATTCAGTGCAGTTTCGTCAACATAGGTGAGAACATTCAAGCCAAGAACAGTGTCGCTAGCGCCAGAGATGGTAGTAGCAGAGTTGGCAACAGTGCCAGCCACGTTGTACACTTGCACACCACCGAAGGGCTGCACAACGGCAGTTTCGTTGATGTAGGTGCCAATCGTGTTGTCGCGGATGTCGGAGAGTTGACCTTCGTTGAAGCGGTCGTGCGTAAAAGCATAAGCTTGTTGCACGCCACCAACAGAGGCAGTCCCCGAGGCAGAAAAAGTAACAGCCATGGATCAGCGCTCCTTAGAGACGGAGAGGGGGGTTTTCCATGCGTTTTGCAGCTTGTCCATGTAGGACGAAGGTGCAGACATGGGGGAGGCAATGGAAGCAACGGCTTGACGCAGTTCGCTCGTGCTGGAGTCATCACGGGCGCCAGCTTCAGCCAAGGTGTCGAACATGGCAGTAACGTAATCATCGGAGCGATCCGACAGATCAGCGTCACTACGAACGGCCTTGATGGAGGCTTCCATGATTTCACGGACAGACTTGCCAGCGAAATCAAAAGCGGAATCAAGAGAAGGGCGAGCTTTGTCAATGAGAGCAATGCGCTCTTCAACGAGGCTGTCCACATTCACTTGCTTGGCAGCTTCAAGATCAGCCTTGAGGCTTTCCACTTCTTCGGCAAGAGCATCGGCACGCCCTTCGGCGGAGTCGCACTTACCTTTCATTTCCTTCTGCATGGCATCCATTTCTTCCTTCATTTCGGAAGCTTTGGACATCATGCCATCGTACATTTTCTTCATGTCCTCATAGGACTTTTTAGCGTCTTCCCGTTCTTTGGTGACAGCCAGAGCTACGCTCTCGGTCACCTCAAACTCGGCGCCATCAAAATTGACTTTGGCAGTCATAGACGGTTCCTCGATAGGAGTTATTAGAGAAGGATCGGCAGCATCTAGTCGGTCTAGATGTAGCTTCACTTGCGGGCCAGCGCGGCCCCTGCGAACGACAGCAATGTGATTTCCGCTGATTTCCTTTTGGATGCCATCGTAATTCTCACCGCTATCAGTCACACCAGCATTAGCTTCATAATTGACGCGATAACCAGCGCTGACTTCTTTTGCATCACCACGCATAATGCGTTCAATGGCATCTTGGTCAGTGATTGTCATGACGGCACGGACGAATCCATTGTCATAAACCACTTCAGAGCCACTGAAGCCAATTTGATAGTCCTTTGTATTGGCGCTATCAAGAAGGACTGGAGGGTGTTCCAGCGTGATGGCCTTCGATGCAAATGAAGCTAGGCTTTCGGGAGACGCCACTTCGGTTTCGGGACGATATTCACGCCGAACTGAACCGTCCGAATCGGTGTACATTTGTACACCAGTGCGGGCGATAGTAGACCAACACCGGAGGTAACCCTCTGGAGTGAGTTCGTACTTCTCAATTGGCGCTACGTCGTAGCGAAAGCAAGTAGTGCTCATGCCTATAGGCTAACAAGCAGGCTATACTGCGACCATCGAAAACGTCAGATTAGACTATGGACGGGACTAATTTTTCATGAGGGAAATCACCACAATGTTTGCAGTGCCCTCCATCACCTGCCGGGACGCAAGACGCGAAATTGCGTTAAGAATTAGAGATGCTCGCCTTCAGTCAGGACTTCAGCAGACTGACGTAGCGGAAGCGCTAAATGTTAGTCAAAGCACCTATTCAAGAATGGAGCGCGGCCTGTTGAGTCCTGACTGCGCCCAAATTCGCGTATTAAGCGGATTGCATGGCATTTCAATCTTGTGGCTCTTGGGCATGCCCAACTTTGTGGTCAATGCTGCAAAGCACTAATCCTCGTCTTCATCTTCTTCCCGGATCTCTCGCAACTGATTTTCCACTTCTTCCATTATGAGAGCCTTAGCAATTGCCTGCACTTCAAACACCAGCATCTTTGCTGGCTCGAAATACGGGTCGGGCTGCCTATAGACCGACTCGCAATAAATGTGAGTTTCATCAAGGCGGCCATTCTTGAAGCATTGCTTCTCGACCAAGTGCCACTCACTGGTATTCCTGTGCTCATTTGCTGAAAGCACTCCAAGCGCCTTCAACACTCCAATGCCATCTTCGTCCTCTTTCTCAATAACGTGAACGTATTCACTCATTGGACTGCCGCTTTTCAACCATCTTAATCACACGATTTGCCCAAGCCCTACCGGCAGCGCCACCCCATAATTCTCCTGCGATAAATCCCGCATCATCCTCTCCACCTGCTAAATTCTTTGCATGGCGAGAGAAGAATGCTGCCATTCGCTTGATTGTCTCATAGCTTACACTTTCTCCATTGGCCAGGGAAGTAGCACGCGCCACTCCACTCCCAATGCCCTGTTTTCCGGCCTCCTGCGTGGTCAGGCCACCTTTGCCATACTTCTTGCGTAGTTCCAGGCCGCGACGCGCTGCGGCCCGTACAGACGATGGAGGGGAGAACGATTCAGCGTCTCCCCTTAGGCCTTTGGGGAGTCTTCCTCCTCTTCTTCCATGCCCTCTTCCTCTTCCTCCTCTTCTTTGCCCACGATCGTCAGGACGTAGCTATCCCAGTAGGCATCGCTCTTGCCGGTCATGCTCATGCCAGCTTCAGACAGTGCAATGGCAATCGCACGGCGACGATCAGTGATTTTTTCGCCACTGCTGCTCTTGAGCGTGCCAGCTTTGAATTCCTTAAGCACCCTGCGAATCTTGGCTTGCTTTGCTTTTTTGCTTTTAGGCATTGCAGCATCTTCGCGGCTGTCGCTAGTCACAGTTTTCGTACCACAAACACTAAATCATCGTAGCGCCCCTTGACACTGCGAAGATCCACTCGTTCAAAAGCAAATTCACTGCCTAGTTTTTCTACTTCCGCTTCTAGGCTTGCGAACCATTGCACATCTTGCACGTCTTCAATGAGGGCAATGCCGCCTTCGTTGAGCAATGGAAGGTAAAGGCGCAGGAAATCAACCTGGCTTTGCAGCGTGTGCGGGCCGTCGTCAATGATGAAGTCAATGCCGCCAGAAGGTCCAGACTTTGCAAGATAGTCCACGTCCTCTGCGCCAATGTCGTTATAGGCATCTTGAAACAAGATGGGAGTGCGATCTCGATCTAGATGATCAAGAATCTTTGGATGGATGCTGTTCACGTTGTCCACAAAGATAAACTGAGCTTTGGGCAAGTAATCCTGCCATAGCAGCATCGACCCACCATATTGAATGCCAATTTCAACCAGCGTGATTGCCTTATCAATAAAGGGAGCTAAAAGTCGCTCGTAAAGCTCAATGTAGGAGTGAAAGGTGTCTTTGTCTGTGCCTCCATCCTTCTCGTGGCCATTGATGTCGTACTTGGCAATGATTTCGCGGAGAGTCATGGTTGGAAATAAGAAGAACAGTAACTATGAGAAGGACAAGCCTGGTTGTAGTGATCGAGGCCAGTTTCGTGCATGTTATGCACTTTGGCGGGAATAGAACCAATCCAGAATTCTTGGCTCATTCGATCGTGGTCATTCAAGAAAGCAGGATCCAGCTTAGCAAGGTGAGAAGCATTGGCCCACCAGTAGTTGCCAGAGGAATGCTCCACGGGGAATGATCGCCAATTCACTCCAACCACGTCATGATCGTCTAGTAGCAAGCATGCTCGCCGCCAGTTCATGATGATGAAATGTTGCATCATCATGCGCCAGTCATCCTGGTTTTTAGTGGGATGAGAAATGCCCTTGCTATGGAAGTAAAGGATTTGAGAATCAGGGAAGGATTCGGCATAGTGCCGTGCCAGCAAAAGAGATGGCTTTTCAGAGAAACCATCTTCTCGATACACTTGCTTGTATGGTCCTTTCGGCAATGGGGAAGAACCATTCACGGAAACAATCACTTCCGCATTGTCAAGAAGCCCGCTGAGCATCAACAAGCCCATTTGCTCGCTAAAGATTTGCTCCCAGTGGTGCGCTT